AATGTGACAGATGCAGCAGCAATGCTTCCTCGATTACGCCTCCCATCCATAATTGCCACCCTCAGGGGACCCCGATTCTCTGAGGACTCCCTTTTGTAGTAATTGCCACTTTAAGGAAACCGACGAGGCTGGAATCTCCCCCGGCGAGGTGGGGGGCATGGCAAGCGACCCCCTAGGAGTGGCAATTTTTTTGGGGGGACTCAGAGACCCAAATTTCACTCCCACATAAATTACTTTCTCCCTCCGGAGAAATAAAAATGCTAGTCACCACTACGAACAGATTGGACTATTGTATGATGATAGGTATAAGCGAGGTATAGGCAATGGCGAGTGCAAAGAAGACTAACCCTGAAAAATGGAACCGTATTGTGGCAAGCGTTAAGGCTGGTACCAAAGGTGGAGACCCCGGTGAGTGGTCTGCACGTAAAGCACAACTTGCTACGCAACAGTACAAGTCCTCTGGTGGAGGCTATGTAGGTCCTAAAAGCAGTGATAACAGCCTAGCAAAGTGGACGGACCAGAAGTGGCGTACGAGTGACGGCAAGCCTAGTGAAGGTAAGAAGCGTTATCTACCTGACAAGGCTTGGAGCGCACTTTCTCCTGCGGAGAAGGTAAGTACTAACCGTGCTAAGGCTGCTGGTAACAAGGCTGGAAAACAATTTGTGGCACAACCAAAGACAATTGCTGCAAAAACCAAGGGATTTAGATGATTACAAAAGACACGTTTGTTGTATTGGATGGAGCCAAACAGCCTACGCTTGCTACGGAGCATAGTGCTGGTTTTGACCTTCATGCTTTTGATGACTATGAAATTCAAATTGGTCAGACCGTTATTTTAGAAACAGGCGTTAGCCTAAAAATGCCATATGGTTACTACGCTATGGTTTGCAGCAGGTCAGGGATGGCTGCCAAGAGTAGTACATTTGTTCTCAATGCACCGGGAATTATCGATGCCGACTATACAGACACTATAAAGGTAATCTTGCATAACACTGGGCATCGTCCATTCAACTGCAAGAAGGGTGACCGTATTGCACAACTTGTATTTGTGCCTGTAGTGCAGGTTGCAACAGCATTAAAAACTTCTACAGAACGTATTGGTGGACTTGGCTCTACTGGAAAGTAGTTGTATAATCACCTTGAAAGGCAACTTTCAAGAAAACCAATAACAAACAACTAACCAACAGAAAACCCTCTCAGAGAAGTCGTACGCTCTAAGAGGGTTTTTTGGTCGGTGGCAACCGTGGTTACTTTTTACCACGCATACGATGCTCTTTCATTTCGCCACGCATCATGGCTGCTTTGGACGCAGGGCGCTTGCCGTATTCTTTGGCTTCAGCCTTCATTACGGCTTCGCTATTCTTCATCTTTTTGCCATGCTCGGCAGATTCCATTCCCATCATTTTGGACAACGATGGCTTTCCCTTTTGCATCGCCATCTTACCGGCTGGATAGGGCATTCCCATTGGCATAACAGTTCTCCTTATACACCCTACTTTTTGCGAGTGTTATTGGATTTTACGCTACCATCACTGTTTCTGGTAAAACTTCTGTTTGTGCTAGGTGATACGAGGCGTAAATTACTACTAGCATTCGTACCACCCTTGCTCAATGGGCGCTTATGGTCAATGTCTTTACCTGCTCGGTCAACACCCTTAGCATCCATCGCCCTACGGGCTTTCTGGCGCTCCATCCGGGCTGGGTGTTCCTCCCTCGCTACCTGCTGCTGGTATTCCTTCTTGTAGGGTCTCGTCTTGTTTATGTAGGGCATATCTGTTCTCCATACTCATAATGACCGGAGTGTTGGCACCATACCAGAACCCCGAAATATTGAAGTCAACATACTCCATAGCAGCGGTAAATACATCCTCCATACCCTCATAGGTATTGTTTTCTTTCATGTTATGCATGGTAATTGCTACCAAGCGCTCATAAGAATAGAGGGCTACTACACGTGGTGGAGCATCGGCATCACCTTCAGTGGAGTTCATATGTACCATACCTACTATGGCAGCATCGTAGTCATCAAACAAAATAGCATCGGGGTTCAACTCACGGAGAAGGTTAATCCAGTCCATTGGTACTCCTAAAATTTTTACGGGTGAGGGGTAAAAGATTTACCCCTAACTATAACTATATTAACTAATCTCTTTATTAGTTATATCTTTGGCAAGGATGACGTAATAGCACTCAGACAGAGCAGTCATAAACGTGTACATATCCACATCTAATCCATTGATAATCTTGGTAATAACACCAATGCCTACAGACCTACGTCCTAGTTCGATGTCAGTCATATACGTTCGGTTGATTCCTGACATATGAGCAAGAGTCTCTTGCCCAATACCTTTTTTTGCTCGAAAGTACTTGACCGTTCTACCAAGTGCTAATTCAATGGTTCCGGCTACTGCTTTAGGGTCTCGTCTCATTTAGTCTTTACCTACCTTCACTGTTCTGTCTTTTGTCTTAATTACATGGCGTTGCACAATCCACTCAAGTTGCTCGTACATCCCTCGTAGTTTTGGATTAACTACAGTTCCAATGACCTCAGATTCACCTTGTTTATTTGTGTAAATAAGGTCAAGTTTCAATTCATCAGGATACGTAACAAAGTAAGAAGTAACTTCCATTGCGAGTTCTTCAACTTCCGTCATCTGGGTATGAGGTTTCAATGATAATTTCACTTGATTCTTCTCCTATAGGGACATCTTTTGTCCACCGTTGCCTTCGTACGATTTTCCTAGTCTGCTCATAACTTATCTTAAAAAGTGCTGACAATGAGCGGATATTCATTCCTATGTTGTAGAGACCCCGTAGTATAACTACATCTTTAGGAGTCAATTTTGTCTTAGGCATCAGTCTTTACGACTTCCCAGTCATTTGCCATTAAGTCAAATCCACTGATTTCTAACTTACCTTCGACCCAAGTTTTACGGTCTAACAGCCTCCGAACAATAACTAACTCACGCCCGTTTTTTGCCAGCCTGTACTTAGTCATCTCGGCACTATGCCGTCGAATCTCTGAGCCATCTTGAAGAAATTTATATACAATATCAAAAGTCATGTATATAGTATACATTGCACACTACTTAGAATCAATGGTAGTATGGCGTCATGTTAAACACAGTTTCATTAATTGGCAGGCTTGCTGCTGACCCTACCGTACGTCAAACGCAGGCTGGAGTTGTTGTATCGTTTCGATTGGCTGTGCAGCGTCCAACAAAAGACAAGACGGCTGACTTCTTCAATGTCACGGCATTTGGAAAGACTGCTGAGTATATCCAGAACTATGTTACCAAGGGACGCCTTGTAGTAGTGAATGGTAGGCTGGAAGTCAATGCGTACACAAACAAAGAAGGCGTTAATGTTCAGGCTGTACAGGTCGTTGCAAATACAGTTAATGCATTGGAGCGTGGTGATGATGCACCTCAAGGCAATCGTGCTGCTCCTGCGTCAACCAAAGGGCAACTAGATGACATTGCAGACCCATTCGGCGATTAAACTACTGCATGAAATCCGTGCTATCCCTGTCCCAAAAGACGGGGATACTCTGCTTGTGCCAGTGAATATTGGTAGGAATACTAATACTACTATTCAGAACTTAGCGGAGAGTCTTGGGTGTGACCGTACGAAACTGTTGCGTTATCTGATTGTGCAAGGTCTCCTAACCTTGCAGCCCACTGATAGTAGCGACCAACAAGCGCAGCATGACTACGTTGTTGAGGGTCGTTCGGAATAAGTTTCCTATACATACTATCTACGTGTTTGTATACCGTGCGTCTTGATATGCCAAGTTGTGTTGCAATAACTTTAGGTGAATCCCCGCAACACAGGTGTATCAAGACTTGGTATTCACGGGGACTCAGCGTATTCATATTTGCTTACGCACTCCGTCCACGTTTACGGAGAACTTCTGTCTGTAAATCGGCTTTTGCCTCTTCTTCATAGAAATACAGGACAGCACGGTTAGTGCCATTGCTATAGGACTCATAGTGATAAACACAATGCTTCCAAGCAGGATGTTTACTAATGCTTCCTTTGTTGACAATGAGGGCGTGTCCCATACATCGTCCATTGATGCATCCTTCATCACAGAATATCTTTCCGGTCCATTTATCAGACCACTTAACTGTCGTTCCCAGCACTGTTCCTACCGTTCGTACCTCTGCCATATCTGCCAGCGTGACTATACTGTTGACGTATAGCGGGTCATCCGTAGAGGTAATAAGTCTAGCAGCCATACTGAATATTACCACTATGCAGTCTATGTCGGGGTGTATATACTCGTGTTGAGGTACTGCAATGGGCGTAGTCAAGAAGTATCAGAATCCGGCTGGTGGATTGAACTCTGCTGGTCGTGCGCATTTTAAGAAGACTACAGGAGCCAATCTTAAACCTCCTGCACCTAATCCTAAGACTCCTAAGGATGCAGCACGGCGTAAGTCGTTCTGCGCCCGTATGGAGGGTATGAAAAAGGTAAACACATCGGCTAAGACGGCACGTGACCCTAATAGCCGTATCAACAAATCTCTGAGAGCGTGGGACTGTTAAATGGCAAAAAGACCTGATGTTGGAATGGCTGGTTCGTCTGGATATGACAGCGAATTTTATACTCGCAATTTTGAAGGCAATGTAGTTCCTAATAAACGGACGATGCGTTTGCAGGGCATGGACCCTAAACGGCAAATTGAAGATTCAGTAAAGCAGGAACGCCGTGTTCAGGGTCGTGCTGCTGCCGGTCTACCTATGACCGATAGAGATAAAGCACGTATGAAAGCCGTAGGTGGCGATGCTAAGTCATGGGGCAGGTTTAGTCCAGAGACTTATGATGAAACAGATTTTCAAGATTCTGTTCGTCAGCGAGACGAAGATTTGCGTCAAAAAACTTTTGACCGAGACATGGCTACGCAGGACAAAATTGCCGACCAAAAAAGGAAATTTGCTGCGCAACAACAGTATGGCGATAACTCATTCAAACAGGCTGCACCATTGACCAAAGCAATGATGGCTGAATACAAGAAAAAGAATAAGTAGGTTTCCATGCTTAATCGTATGAACAAGCGAATGGGACAGACGTTTAATCTGCGCTCTTTGCTTAGTGTTGAATCAAAAGAACATGGTCGTAATCTTTCACCGGCTGAACTCCTTACGGCTGAACAAAAAGAACATGGGCTTAAAAAGAAACCAACACTTAACCGAGTTATGAGAGTGGAGTACGTTGAGCATAAAGGTGCTGGACGTGCTAAAGCCACTGAAATGTATAGAGGTAAATAATGCCACAAACAGCACAACAAATGTCAACAGCACTCCGTGGTGTAGCACAAGATAAACGTATGAGGGGTGCATCTGCTAATGCAAGCGCCGACTCTATGGCATCTGGTGTAACCGCAGCACGAACTGCTGGAGCAGCAAAACGCCGTGTCAAACAAGCAGCAGACTATAATCGAGAAGCCGGTGATATCAATCAGGCTGCATCGTTTCTCGATGAAGCCAATCCTGACGCAGCAATGAAACGCCGTAACACAGCGTTTGCCGAAGCAGTTAGTGGTACTACCGTTAAGAACTCTGCAGACAAGATGCGTATGTTTGGTCAGACTGCTGTACCCGGTATGCCCGGTGTACGTAAAGGCGGACTTACCGATTTGATGACAAGAGGTAAACGCTAATGGCAGAATCTAATTTTAACGCCCTTTTGGCTTTATCAGAAAAAAATCCTAAACCTGCAGCAAAGCCTGTACCTATGACTGGCAATGGTATGGGAAAAGGCATGACTAATAAAGGTATGAAGTCTGGAAATGCTATGAAACCGCCAGAAGTAACTCCAGTCGGAGATTACATGGGATTGGCATTTGATGCTTCAGTACGCAAAGGTAAGGATGCTGCTCGTGCGTATTTGTTGGCAAAAATGAAACGTGATGGTCGTAGTGAAACCGTTATCCAAGACCAATTAAAACAATTTGATTTGACTATTGGAAAGCAAGAATCCCTTAAATCAGACCAAGGTCTAGGAGAAGGTGTGGTAAACGCTTATCGAGATAAAAGCGCACGAAAAGGGATGACACCAAGTAAAGCGCAAGATTATGCATTGAATCAAAAACGAATTTCTGAAACTAATGCATCAATTGGACGAGCCAAGGAAAAAGTAGGAAATGCACTTAATGTTATGGGCAGGCAAGGAAATATTCCGTTTTAACGCTGCTCGTTAGCAATGTCTACCATTGCATCGGCGAACTCTGCATCTTCATAAAGTTCGTAACACAGATACCAAAGTGCCTTGATGAGGTCTTCCTCATAGGAGGCACTTTTCTTTTTGCCAGCACGGCTAATATATTTAAGAACGTTGCCCAGAGCAAAGTTCATGCCCCATTCTTTGATAACGTCAATAGCCTGAAGTCTGGATGTTCTATAATGATGCATGGTAAAAGTATACAATGAATGAATTAGTAGTGGTAGACGGCATTCGGTGGGTGGATAGTCCTACCGGACGTAAACGACTATGTTCTGCAGTACTTTCACATGGCGAACAATGCAAACGTGTAGTGCCTGCAGACCAAGCATATTGTAAAAGCCATAGCCGTATGCTTGAACGCACAACTAATACGTTGCAGTTTAAGCATGGACTGCAAAGCAAGTTCCGCAAGCGATTCTCTGGAGTTGGTCGGAATCTGCTTGCACGTATTGATGAGTTACGTGAAGACCCATCCCTGTGGAGCCTAAAAGACGATGCTGCGTACATTACAGCGCTCATGGATACAAGAGCCGAGGCAGCGGGTGAAGGCGTCTCCTACGAGCAAATAAAGACCATACAACGTCTATATGAACAGGCGTTTAAAGAATACAACAAAGGTGAGCCTACATTTGAACGCACTCTTGTCGAGTTGGGAACTGCTATTAACAACCGTATTGACGAATTCGCAGCGTCACGTGATGTGCTTGACCTTATTGAACGCCGGACGGCAATTGTAGAAACAGAGCAACGACTACAACACGCAAAGGCATATACCCTAGAAGTTGACCAAGCATTCTCACTTGTCATGCAAGTTCTTGACGTAGTTAAGGCTGCAGTCAAAGACGTTGATGAAATGCAGGCTATTAAGACTGGTGTTACACGACTATTGCGGGTGTACGAAGAGCAGGCGCAAGACATTATTGATGCGGAGATAGTCGATGAAGAAGAGTAATGTAAATACTCGTATCACTCCAAAGGCTCTAAAGAAATTTACTAGACCCGATAAACCACTTAGTGTTGCCTTATTGGAGTCTATGATTGAGAGTATTGACACAATTATTGACACCGCTGACCTAAATGGTGGTGGCTCCTACCCTATTGCCGGGGCAGAACTAGAGTATGAGAAATGGCTCAGGACATATGCTATCCATGCTGCATCATCTGACTTAGGTGAACATCACAAGAGAGCGTGGAGGTGGGCGGAAAACATTGAGCCAAATAATCCTCCGCCAGCGTTGATTGAATGTTGGTTCCGAGGTGGTGGCAAATCTACTACAGTAGAACTTATTACCAGCCGTATTGCTGTTAAAGCCTCACGACGATTCTGTCTATACGTTTGCGCTACACAAGATGCAGCCGACCGTCACGTTAATGACATTGCAAACACAATGGAGAAGTGCGGTATTGAACGTGCTATCAATAAGTACGGTTATTCAAAGGGATGGAATGCACAAAAACTGCGTACTGCCAATGGATTTAACGTGCTTGCCTTTGGACTTGATACAGGCGCTCGTGGTGTTAAGTTAGACAACTTACGCCCAGACATGATTATCCTTGATGACATTGATGAACTGGACGATAGCGTAAACCGTGTCGAACGTAAGATTCGCACAATTACGCAGACAATCCTTCCTGCAAAATCTGTCGATTGCGCAATTGTGTTTGTGCAGAACAGAATTCATGCTAACGCTGTTATGAGCCAAGTTCTTAGCGGTGAGTTGGATATGCTCCAGAATCGTATACAAGCAGAGATTGTCCCTGCTATCTACGATATGGAATATGAATCATACGAACGTGAGGACGGACGTATTGGTTACAAGATTACCAAAGGAACTGCAGCATGGGAGCATAAGAACCTAGAGATATGCCAAAGAGAAATTGATGACTTTGGCATCATTGCATTCCTGCGTGAATGTCAGCATGAAGTAGGTGTCGGTGGTCGCTTCTTCCCGGACTTCAAAGAATATTCTCCTACGGGAGAACAATGGCACGTTATTGATGGCGTTGAAGTGCAACCTTGGTGGAGAGTATGGGCGAGCCATGACTTTGGCACAGGTTCTCCTTGTGCATTCTATGTGTATGCCAGCGATGACAAAGAAAACATCTATGTCATTGATGAGGTGTATACAGCGGGGCTTGTAAGTAGTGCGCAAGCGGATGCTGCTTTGGCGTGTTTACAGAAACACGGTTTAGCAGCGCCATCATCTAAAGATAAACCGGATGGTAAATGGAATACAAAACTAGAAGCAATTGCTTTTGACTGGGCGAACACATTCCCTCCTGCTGCATATCAGCAACGCATTGGTGAATACCCTGTAGAAATCTGGTGGAAAAAAGGCTTACCTGCAGTGATGGCAGTGAAGGACCGCAAGGCAGGATGGCGTCGAGTAAAAGAATGGCTAGTGGCAAGTCGTGCTGACACAGTCAATGGGTCTACGTTTGTAAAACCTCGTGTCCAAATTGTGCGTAGTAAATGCCCTAACCTTATTCGTGAATTGAGTAACACGATGGCTGACCCACGAGACCCAGAAGATATTGATGGTGGTACCAAATCCGACCACGCAATTGACTCCTTTAGATATGGTTTGATGTATCGGGAATATCCAGTTTCCTGTCCAGAAGTGGTTCCGGAACGAGACTACAAACCATCATGGCTGAAAGATAAGAACAAAGAGGATTACATTTAAATGAACACGACCGTACTTGTGTGTTTAATTATTGTTTTATTTTTGGTCTTTATCTGTGCGATTAGTTCGGTATATTGCGCTTATGAATTACATTGTATAAGACGTGGTATTCCTGTAAAGAAACCAAAGTCTGAGAGTAGGTACGTCTAATGTCCATTGAAGGTCCAAGTCCACTTAACGCATTGAGCAACCTGCTGCCAGCATTACAGCAGAGAATGCGCAATCAGGGGCGTCCAAAAATTGCAGCATTTGAGCAGAAAATGGTTGCAGGTATCCCCGGTTTTGAAAAACTTAGGGATGCTCGTGTCGATGACCCTAATGATTTTGGTATTGACCATGATGCCAATCAATGGACCAAGCCTGTCAATCTGACTAAAGAAGATGAGACACGTGTAGTTAACTACGTAGTAAAGCAATTTGACATTGTCCAACGTTCTAGGCAAGAGATGGAATTGGAATGGAAATTAGCCAATGCATTTTTTGAAGGGCGTCAATGGTTACGCATTAATTCGCAAGCGAGAAACCTTAAGAGTATCCAGAACCCAGATGAACCTACACGATATGTAACTATTCAAAAAATGCGTCCCCTAATTGATGGCGTAGTTGGAAAACTGTCGCAAGTTGGTCCTGACTCTAGGGCTGTTCCCCTTTCGGAGAATCCTAAAGACAGACTTGCTGCAGACGAAGCAAACATTATCTGTGCAAACTACAATCGCAAGTTTAAACGTGAGACGCAACTTAAAGAACGTATTCGCTGGGCGTGTGTGACTGGGACTGTTTACGTCAAAGTATGGTGGGACGCAAACCAAGAGCAGACGGTTCCTCTTTATGATGCAGAGACTGGTGAGATATCCGGTTTTGAAAAGATGAAAGTCGGAGACCTTTGCGAGGAAATTCTTCCTTGTTTTGATGTTTACCTTGACCCTACAGCAAAAACTGATGAACAAGTTCGTTGGTTGATTCATGCTGCTGTTAAACCAATGTCTTGGTTTACGGACAACTATGGTGAAAAAGGCAAAGCAGTCCAAGCCAATGCTACGACCAACACAAATGCGCAAAAGGTAGATGCTTATATTGATGGAGGCGCTGGTGACCTTGGAGGATACGTTCCGCCAAGTAGTGCCAGACTCCTAGATAAAGAAGCACGAAAAATGTCTGCAATTGTGTACGAATATTGGGAAAAACCGTCACAACAATACCCTGAAGGGCGATTCATTGTATGTACAGACAAAGTTCTTCTGTACGCAGGTCCGTGGCTATACAAGAAGAAAGATGAGTTCCCATTTATCCCACTTAGATGGCAACCTCGGTCCGGTACTCCTTACGGGTATAGCCTCGGATTTGACTTGGCTCCACTGCAGCAAACATACAATCGCATCTATTCACGTATGCTGGAGCAGTTTGAGCAACAGCGTGATTATGCTATGGTGCAACGCCGGTCGGGTATTGGCGCTGATGCCTTTAATCACATGGGTGATGACCGTGAAGATGACAACCGTACAATCCGCAAAATCTATTATGAAATGGGTTCTGCGCCTCCACAGATTTATCGTTCTCCCGGCGTAGGCAACGAGTTAATCACGTTCCTGCAATTGCTGGAAAAAGATATGCAAATGATTGCAGGTATGCATGACGTTTCGCAGGGGCAAGCCCCAGCAGGTACGCCAGCAGAAGCAGTCATGATGTTGCAGAAGAGTGACAATACGCAGCACAGTTACATTCGTGCTGACATGGAAATCTCTAGTGCCAAAATCAAGGAATGGGAAATCTCCCTCGTAGAACAGTTTGGCATTGTGCCATTTGTTGGTTCTACGGATGAAGAAAATAACCCCTCCGAAGATATGGCACAGGGTATCGTCAACTTTGAGCATATTCGTAATGGTGGCAATTATCGCATCGTCTATGTACCGGGGTCCACGCAACAAGACAGTCCAGAACAGAAGTTGCAGAAACTCATGGCGTTTAGACAGATGGGATTATTTGGTGACCCACAAGACCCAGCGACAAACCGATTAGTTGTCACGATGGTTAATATGCCTGAGACATCACGTATCTTGCAGCATCTTGATGAACAAGAACAGGCTATGGCTGCTGCGCAACAGGCTATGGCTGAACAACAGGCTGCTATGGCTGAACAACAGCAAGCAACAACTCGCAAGTTTGACCCAGAGGCTATGCAAATGCAGACTGAACTTGACATTCAGAAGCAACAAGAAGCACAGTCTGGAAAACTTGAAGCAGATATTGCAAAGATGCGTGAACGGTCACGATTGTTGCAAGAAAACGAGGCAGCAAAGTCAATTACCGAGGTGGGTCGTGAAAAACTCAAAGCGGAATTGGTGCCTCAGAGACCAAAAAACTCTAGCAGTTAGTTGAAAATGGGAGTATATATTAGATGTCTGACGAGATGATGACACAAACACCGGACTCATCAGCCGGTGCGACAGACTTTGGAGGCGTTGCAGACGCCATTATGGACGAGGTTCGAACTGCCGCCGGGTTCGATACAGATGGCATCACGGGCGTAAATGATGATGCGTATTATGTCCAAGACGATGGGCAACCATCGCACATTCAGGGTGAACCGGGTCCAATACCATACGACCGATTTCGTGAAGTAAACGAACGTGCTAGACAAGCACAATCGCAACTTGACAATTGGTCTGATGTGATTGCGGGTTTACAGGCACAAGGTTATCGAAGTGCAGAGGATGTGCGACTTGCATTGCAGCAACAACAACTGCAAGCCCAAGAGAACGAAATCCGTACTCGCTACCAAGACTTGGAAAACCAAAATCTTGTGGATTCGACTACTGCTAACTTGCAGATGGAAGCCGAACTAGAAGCATTCCGCTATCGACAAGCGATTGCAGAGGCTCGGACGTACATGGTGCAGAACGAAAAGCAGAAGGCTTTTACTCAGTATCCAGCAGCACAACAAGCAACCCAAATGGTTGACACGCTGATTGAGCGAGGAATACAGCCAGCGGAAGCAATCAAGTTGGTGGCTTCACAAATTGAGCAACTTAGTAAGTCTCTCAAAAGTGAGGTCGCAAAACAGGTTACTACAAATCGTTCTATGCCAACCCCGGCAAGTGGCAACACAACAGCCCCGAATGTCAGCGCAGGAACCAACACAGGCGGTGGAAGGTCAACCTTAAGCCAACTGTTCGGTATCAATAGGTAAGGAGTCACTTAATGGCTATCGACTTTAACGGTGCCTTGACGCTTGCGGACCAAGCAGCAATCAGCAATGACCCAATTGTCAAGGAAATTACGAAATCTCTCCATCAGACATGGAATGCTCTGAAGGATATTCCTCTCTATACGTCTCCATCTCTTAAGCAGATTGGTATGCGTTACCTGAACTCAGGTATCCCGTCTCCAAACTGGACTGGCGTTAACTCTGAGCCTGTCGCAGTAAAGGGACGTCCAAAGTCTTACGAAGAGCAGATGTATCTTGTCCGCAACAAAATTCTTGTTGACAAGGTACTGATGTCCCAGCCAACCAATATCATTGACCCAATTGAAGCGCAGGTTCAAATCTTCCTTGAAGGTTTTGCATATGACTTCAATGATAAATTCATTAACAATTCGCCCACTACGGGCAACATTGATTGTTTTCCGGGTCTTGGTTATCGTCTGGACAACTTTAATGATTACGATATCCCATCTGAAATGGATATCTCGGTCCCAACAACTCAGGCAACTCTTAAGACCGGTTCTATTACTGCAGCACTGTCTAACGGACTTTTCTCTGCAGTGCAAGAACTTCTTGACAACATGAACGCACCGGACGGAAACGGTGTAGTCTTGTACATGAACGAATTTGCAAAGCGACAGATTGAATTTGCAATTCGTACTATGGGTATTGGTGCAGGTTTCGATGTAACGATGGATAGTTTTGACCGCCCTGTTGAAAAATACAAGTCGGCTACTGTCCGTACTGTTGGTCGTAAGTCTGATGGTTCTACGCCAATTATCAGTAATACCCTTGCTGGTCCAGTTGCAAACAAGTCCACGCATATTTATGCCGTCCGTTATGGTACGGGTTATGTGCAGGGATGGCAGAGCGGACCATTCAAGCCGGAATACCTTGGTCTGTCCAAGGAAAATGGCATCATGCATAACGTTGTATTCGATTGGGGCGTTGGTCTTTGGGTACCTCATACCCGTGCCATTGGACGCTTGAAGATTGAAGCAATCGCTTAATTAGGGAAAGGAATAAGAAAATGGCACGTGACCCTAAAGCCTCTTTTAAGTTTACAACTATCTCTCCGCTTACAGCGTCTGCTGATAAGTTGTCCGCTGTATATGCAGTTCCAACAACGCTATCTGCTGGAGTTGCAGTCATCTCGGACGTATGGTGTAACTTCACTGAAACCATTGGAGATGCTGTTCGGTTTGGCGCTCAGGCAGATGTTGCATCGGCTACAGCCCAACCACTGATTCTTGGTGGTAATGGACAGAATCAGTTGTCCTTCATCAAAATGGTATCGAAGAACACAGCACTTGCTGGAACCGGTCTTACTGACTATAAGTTTCAGATTGTTGGTGATTCGCAACCAGCCGTTACATTTACTGCAGCGTCTGCCAACTGTGCAGGTACATACCTTGCAGCATTTGTATTGAACACACCTGTCCAGTTCATTTCTAGTGGTGTACTGCCTCCAGAAATTAACCCATATACAGTGTATTACGTTGTGACTGGTGCAACGACATCGAACTTTACGGTTTCCGCAACTGTTGGCGGTACTGCAATTACGATGTCTGGCACTGGTTCCGGCGTACATCAGGTTGTTCAAGTTGGTGTACCGGCTGCTGCAACATCTCTTGCTGACCGCACACTCAAGAATGGAGTACCACTTACGCCTCTCGTAACGTGTCCATTCAGTGCAAATGGCGCTTGTTTTAAGTTTACGCCGATTCTGTCTAATAACCGTTCAATGCAGTTTCAGGTGACGTTCCCTGCTATCTCCGCTTTGGGTGCAGGTACTATCTCCTTTAACGCAGTTGCACTTCAAAATGGACGTGAAGGCGCAATGGGCGTTTCGTTCTAGTTAGGTAGGTCTCAATGACATTAGGCGATATCAAACAAAAAGTTAGAATGTTAGGATTGCACCATTTTGGTAGCAAAGCCGACCAAGACCCTTTTGGTTTGGAGTACATTGTCATTGAGACTGCTAACCAGATAGCAAGGAGAACTGACTGCCTATTTGGCAGGCGGTATCTTGACTTAGTTGCAAATCAATCAGAGTATTGCGCTCCTGATGTTTACCGCATCAGGGGCGTTTTCATGCTTGATAATGGTGATTACAAACGGCTTCCGTTAATTGACTTTTCGGATAGGCGAGTGGACGATTACCGTGAAACCAATGCTGTTGGCGTAGACGCTGCCATTCTATATGCAATGAATAAGGTTGGTATCAAGCCAGCACCAACAGACGCTGTGACGGACGGCATAATTATTGAGGGTTATTGCCAGCCCGGCAACATATGGCAATACGATATTAATGGCGCTCCAGTGGCACTTGTTGACACACATGAATGTCCTCTTCCAGAAGTAGCACATGACTGCCTAGTATTTGGTACGTTATATATGCGAGCCTTGCAGATGAAAGACAGTGACATTGTTGCTGCATGGAAAGCAGAGTTTGAACAACGACTTGGTTTTGTAGAATCGTTTGCTGCAACCTATGGAAGGAGGGCAGTGTAATGGCAACACTTACAGCCCTTATTGCTGAAACAAAACGACTACTCAACGAGGCTACCGATACATCTGTTGGTGAGGTAGGTAATGGTACCGGAACGGTCATTACACAGTCTGATGCAACCATTCAAGATTACATTAATGAGGCAGTTAATGAATGCTGCCGAACGTGCATCTATGTGCCAGCAAAGGGCAATATTACACAAGCCTCAGGAATAATTAACCTTAATGACCTTGTGTTAGATACAGTTTACATACCGACACCGGGTGCGCAAATTACAGATGCTGGCAAGATGTGGTTTCCAATGTCTGTGTTTGTTGGCTCAACACCCCTTGTTCATTGTGCCGAACCTACACTCCGTGCATATAACCTGTCATTTGAAACATCTACAGGCACAGCAACTCATTGGTATCGTGCTGGTCAATACATAATTAAAACGTATCCAATGCCGACAACATCCACGGCGTTTACGGTTTACGGTGCAGGCACGGTAGTTAATTATGCTACCGGAACCGACAATATAACCATCATTCCAGATGACTTACAGTTGAAGTGCTGGGCTGCTTATGCAGCATATAAATTGGCATTGAAGAATACTGATGACCCATCGTTAGCGCAACGTGCGTTCTGGGGCAATTGGTACAACGAAGTTAGAATGCGTTTGTGGGCAAGCCTCGACACGATGCTTAAGTTACCCGGAGCGCCGTTTGCGGTACCTCCTGTTACCGCTGCACAGACTGGTTAGTGGTGGGGGTGGCAACGTGCAAGTAACATCAGATTGGATTGGATTAGCGTTTCAGGCAGTCGTGACCATTGGTGGATTTATGGCTGGCTATACTGCCTTGATGACAAAGTTAGAATCTCGATTGGTCAAGATTGAAACACAATTGACTAACATATCGGATAGCCTTACAACACAGGGTGGTGAGGTTCGTAGGATTGAAGAGCGTCTTGGGAAATTAGAAAGCCGTGTTGCAAAGATAGAAGGGAGCCTTGAACGATGAACGCCATCAATTATTCCAGAGCAGTTGCTGTGGTCCTTATTGCTGCACTCGCAACAAGCCTTACGGTCCTTGCAGATGGAATCCGTACCGCCGAAATAAAAAACCTTGCCGAGTTTGGACCATTACTTGCCGTGTATGGAAGCAAGGCAATTGCTGCAGGGTTTTCTGCCGGGATTACATCATTTGTGGCATACCTTACAGTGCCATTTAAAGATGTAAACGCAAACGCCTTGAAACAGGATAATTAACAATGCGAAATACATTGAAAATTACAAACGTTATAGATAATCAGGACGGCACATTGACGTTTGAATTTGACGCTGGTCCGGCTATTACACGCACTACACAGGAGTGGCAGGATGAAGTTAACACTTGTTACAACAACTACACAATCCCGATGCTAAGGGCATTGATAGTTGATGCGTATTTATCTAGTGGCATTGTCCCCGTCGAAGCGGTCATTGATACAACTGCTCCGTCAAATATATGGATAGAAAAACGTGGCTAGGACAGACTTTGTTTTTCCGTATAACTTCCCACAGTCAACTTCTAGTGGAAATGCTGGCAACCGGCAGATTCGTGCTATTGGTGACTATGTGGCATTTATACGTCAAGCGGAAAGTGCTGACACTATAACAGATGTTGGTTTTTACTTTGATGCTAGAGGAACAAATGCTACGCCGGGTACGGCTCGTGTAGGTATCCAAACGGTCACGTCAAGCGGTGCAATTTCTGGAACGTGGTTGGGCTATACGGATTACACTGCGGATGCTACAAACTTCCCTAACTTTACAGCCGTCACTTTAAGTATTACTGCTAACGGTACTGCATCTGTCACCAGAGGTCAGTTTTACGCTATCGTCGTTTATTGCCAATCTGGTACGTGGGACGCAAGTAATAACTTACAGATTTCAACTATTAATACTAACGTAGGGCAAATAGCAAATACGTTTCCAACTATGAGGGCTGTAGTAGGTGGAGTACAAACTGATACTAACAACCCAGCGACACCAATGCATTGGGCAAAAAGTAGCACTCAATATTACGGCAATGCGTTTTATGGCTCTGGTAGTATTGCGTCATACAACTCGGCTGCTTCACCAGATGAGATTGGGATGAAGTTTGTGGTGCCATCTGGGTGGACTACGAACTTTAATGTGCTAGGCATACAGGGCGTGTTGGGTCCAACAAACTCGGCTGCTACATTCAACATGAAGTTGTATGACTCAGCAAACAATGTGTTGCAGACTACGTCTTTTAATAGCCTAGACATTTATGGTGGTAATAACGTTAACAGTCTACGCACCGTTTACTTTAACACTACTACGCTTAGTAATCTCATACCCGGAGATACATATCGGATAACTATAGAGGCAACCGCTGCCACACTAGGTGCAATGTCAATGCAACGTATTACTTATCCTAGTGCTGCACACGTTGCAGCATTCGTAGGTAGCGGGACGTATATGCGTACGGAACGCACCAATGCAGGGGCGTGGACGGATACTGATACACAAGGGCTTTGTTGGAAGTTAATTATAAGCGCTGCTACCGCTACAGGTGGTGCAGGTGGAATGGTTGTTCATCCCGGTATGGCTGGTGGAATGAGAGGTTAGTATGCCAAAAGAAATACTTAAACGTGGAGCCACTAGCAATATCATACGTGTGTTCCTACAAGACTCAGCATCAACTACTGGCGCTGGCAAAACAGCACTTACCAGTACGTCTAGTGGACTAATCATCTCGACTATTGCTGACCTTGAGGCTACAGCAACAACATACACGAGCGCAGCCACTAATGTTGAAACCATTACTACATTAGGCACGTTTGCAGCGCCTACGGCTAGTAAGTGTAGGTTCCGTGAAGTCGATGCTACAAACTTTCCGGGTGTGTACGAAATACAAATTGCGGACGCAAGATTTGCCGTTGCAAACTCAACGCAGTTGCTAATTAGTATTCAATGTACCGGCGTAGCACCTGTATTTGTTGAGTATCAACTTGTCGCTGTAGACCTGATGGATACAGTTCGTTTTGGGTTAACGGCTCTGCCAAATGTGGCTCAAGGTACAGCAGGCGCATTATCTACAGGTAACGCATCTGGTCAAGTTACTGTTGCTACTAACAATGACAAAACTGGATATAGCCTTACACAAACATTCCCAGCAAACTTTAACTTACTTGCCATAAATGGTAGTGGTGCAGTTACGGCAGGAACAGTGAGTGACAAAACTGGATATAGTCTCACACAAACATTCCCAACAAACTTTAATTTACTTGCAATTAATGGCAGCGGTGCTGTAACCGCTGGGACGGTAAGTGACAAAACTGGTTACTCATTGTCTGTTGCTCCTCCTACGGCTGCACAAATTTGGGCTACTGATGTTTCGGGATATACAACTGCAGGACAAGCAGGTACGTATCAGAATAAACTTGATGCTGCAATTACTACACGTATGGCTTCATTTACGTATACTGCTCCTCTCAATTCCGGACAAACTGCATCTGCTGTATGGGATGCATTACTTGCATCATATACAGTCAACAATTCGTTTGGTCAAAGGGTATTGCGCTCGACAACTTCACAATCTACCTGTGCTGTAACTGGGTCAAACCATATTGCTGCAGACATCCACGAACTTCAGGCAGGGGTAATAACATCGGCTGACTTTAGTGCTGGTGCCATTGATGCAAATGCTCTAGCCACTGATGCTGCTACTGAGATTGCAACTGCAACGTGGACAACAGATATTTCAGGCATAAGTATTGCTGGGCAGGCGGGTAGATATCTTACGGATTCGGCAGTATCTGCTTCCAATGCATCTGCATCAGCATCTATTATTGAGGCTACGGCTTACAAGGAATCAGTTGCAGATATCTTGCTAGGACGGAACGTTGCAGGTGGTTCTAATACTGGACGCTTGGTCAAAGAAGCACTCTACGCACTGCGTAATAAATCAGAGATTGTTGGTAATACATTGAATGTCTACAACAATGTAGACGGAGCCATTGCATGGACTGCTGCAGTATCTTCTAGTGCTACTGCCGACCCAGTAACAGGGATTGACCCTGCATAATGGCAGCAGGATTTAGGTCTGCATTTTTCTGGTGGTTCACTGGCTATGCTGGAGGAACTGCTCCTCCATCTGTGTTATGCCCATGTCCAGAATATGGGCATGATGCTACTCTTGCCGATACATTTGTAAATGAAACAACTCTTGTAGATAATTTTACTAATGAGTCAACATTGAGTGACGCATTTACTAATGAGACTACGCTGAGTGATGGATTTATTAATGAACTAACTTTAGCGTCAACATGGAAGCGAGGCACCTGTAATGGCTGATGATGTACGTATGGTTACTGGCGGTGTACAGCCGTATGTTATTGGTGACAACTCATTCCGTGGATTGAACACGTTTGTTGACGCTAATAAACTGGAAAGTGGACAACTACAAACCGCAACAAACGTTATTCTTGATGGTGGCTCACTAGTTGGTCGCAATGGTTTTGTTGGTCAATATGATGCAACTATAACTGTAACGACTCCAACGTTAGCCAACAGTGATGGCATATGGTCAATGACTGCATATAAACAAGCAGGTCAAACCGCAAAAATTCTTTATAGCCATCGTGGTCAATTTTACGTGTATGACACATCGGCAAATACGAGAACACTACTTGGAGATGCTACGTTTCAGTCGGCTATGACAGCAGGCGGACTTTATAGTCCCAATGTTCGAGCCGTTGTATTTGGAAAGTATGTGTATGCAGCACCGGGATTAAAATCGGATAACACGTCATCAACTATCGGTTTAATGAGATTTAATCTCACAACGTCTACTGCAGAAATTATTCCCCAGATTTCTGGTACCCCAAACGTCACACCATCAGTCAAGCCATATATTTTTGCAAAAAAGAGTGTGCCTGCAACTAACCCGCATTTGTATATTGATGAATCTGTTGGTCCATTTTTGCGTACGGATGGCAGCAATAATCTACTCAATAACGGCTCGTTTGAAAGTGTGAATTACACTAACAATTACAATGCATGGACACTTGCAAATGGTGGTTGGCAAAAAGTTGGTTCTAGTGACCCAGTTGTTAAAACATTGCCACAAACCAATAGCAATAATAACTTTCCAGCCAGCGACCAAAACATATATCAGCCAACATCAACCATTACAAAGTGTGTTGAACTTGCTAACTCTACAACAACATTTGATGGAATTTATCAGGACTGTGTGTGGACTGGCGTTGGTGCAACACAGATATTCCCAGATGAGAATTCAAACCTAATTGATTCACAAACACCTGTTGGCGCTACGCCTGTAGGAGCAACTACATTCTCATGTACAGTATCTAACACGCCGTCTAACGGAACAGTCACACGTGCAAATCACGGGCTTATACCCGGTCAAAAAATTATGTTCACAACCACCGTTGGTTATGGGACAGCAAATTATTATGCATGGGTCGTATCAGTTACGGATGCAAATACGTTTATAGTCACAAAATACTTAGGTGCCGTTGCTGGCACTGCATTTACATCACTTGGTACTGGAGCGTATCAAGTGATGCGTGGCATTGGACTATTCAACGTAATGTTGTGGGCGATGAATGTTGACCAGCAGTCATCCGTTCGTGGTCAAAGTGCAAAACTGACAATCGAAGGATATCGCAGTGATGGAGCCGGTGGGACAACCGCTATTGCTGGTGCAAAACTAGAAACTATTATTGCTCCGCCAATAGCAAGAACCGGTCGTGACTGGGTTAAGTACAACGTACTAGTAGATTTTAGGGCATTCCGCAATGAAATTGTAATTGTCCGATTTAAAATAGAAAACGTAAATGCATCTGATGGTTCAGGAAAAGGCATCTACATCACAGGCATGGAATGCTATGCATCTAGCCCACGTTTAAATACGGTTGCAACAGATGCCACTACTGTTATTGATGCGGAGACACTTGTCAAAATCAAGGCAATGCAAAACAATGCCAACGTAAAAGGTTACGCTGGTTACCTTGATGGGTGCTGCATAAAATTCACGCTTCCAACTACGTCTACTACTGTGACATTTACCGGTGGTGGTAGTACGTCTATCAATGGAACATTTACTGGAGCAAATGCATTAACGGTAGGGCGAGCAGTTAGTTTTACTAACAGTGGTGGCGCATTACCAGTAGCACTGACAGCAGGTCAAGTCTATTACGTTGTAAGCGCTACGGCGTCTATTATTACCGTAGCGTCTGTTCCGGGCGGTACTGCAATATCCTTGGCAACTGCTGGCACCGGTACGCATACATTGACGGCGTTAGAGGACTGGAAAGACTTTGATTCCGTTTCAATACGAGCGGTAATACCTGACCTTGTTGCGCAACAGAACCCACGATTTAGGATTGGATTGCAGGAGCCAAACTCAAGTATCGAATGGGGTGGCATTGCTCAGTATGACAGAGATACCGGATATCTAACATGGAATATCAGAGGCTTAATCAATACACGTGTTGACGGCGTAGCCCGTATGTATCTACGTTGTGAGACAGACATCAAGAATCTGTTTGACGGCGATTTAGTTATGAGTATTGGCGCCATTTCAATTAACGGTAATTTATCTGCAGGTGTAAAATATACCTATAGGTTTAGCCGTTGGTACCAAACAGGCACTAATCCTCCGTATATTCCCGGCACCGGTACAGGCGCATCTACCATAAGCCCAGAAGGATTTGAGAGTGAGTTATCAGCACCTAGCAATGAGATAACTGCAACGGAAGCCTTAAGCGCTTGCAATATAGTTTTGAATCCAACTGGCAGTGATTTGTCGGCTACTAACTATACGCACCTTTTAATTTACCGAGGTAGCACTGCATATCCGGATGCAAAATATCGTTGTATTGGTTCCGTAAAGATGGACGGAACAGTTGCATACGGAAACAACATGACAGTCTCTAAGTCAGGGACTGTTTTTACAATTGTTGATAATGTTGCTGAATCTGCTGTGATTGATGACGGCTACAAAGGCAGCCAAGGTGCAATTTATCGTTTTGGACAAGACAACTTCCCAGTTGGTGGAACCGCTCTTGCTGTGCATCAACAAAGATTGTGGATGGCAAAAGACAATACAGTTTATGCCTCATGGTTGATTGATAGAGAAAACGAATACACAGTTAATACTACGCTCATCCCAAGTCCGGATGACCCTGAGTATTCTGTAAAGGGTATCTCGTTAGACGTTTCATCCGACAGCAACGCCGAACGTATTGTCAATATGCAGGCGTATCACGGAGACATGATGTCTAAGAATAACAGTACTGTTGCAGTCCTGTTGATATATCGGGAAAACCATATCTATCCGATAACTGGATATGACCCAACGAACTACGCTATACAGTCATTCGTAAATCAGCCCGGTCAAGGTTTGCTTGCGCCACTTGGCATGGCTATTGTCGATGGACAACCATGGCACATTAACCTCAATGGTGTAGCACAATTTGCTGGCACTCAAGTAGTTCCACAGTCACTGCCATTAGAACGCCTGTTTAACGTCAAGCCATACAGTCGTGCTTACAATGCATCGTCTATATCTGCATCGGCATACGCAAAATCATTCTTGATAGCCCATGACAAATACTGCTGGGTGTTTGCTCCAGTTGTTGGTGGCACAATGCCATCTGTTGGGTATGTATATAACACCCTCATTAAGGGTTGGACATCCGTGACATTGCCTACTGATGTTACTCATGGCGTTAGTATTTCAAGTGGAAATGATGCATCCGATTTGTATGTTGGCTCATTCAATGGGCAGATATACAAATACCAGCAATATAACGACAGTGAATACAAATACACACCTACACCTACAGGTGGGGCTAGTGCTAACCTTACCTTTGCAACGGCAATTGCTCCATTCCAAAATGGAGTAGTTGGACTCACTGTAAATGCACCAATATTAATCACGTCAAATGGTGGGTGGACTCCATCGGTAGTTGCCACCAATAACTTGTACTACATCAAGACGGTTGTAGGTAACGTTATTACTTTGTCAACAAACGTTGGATTATCTGACACTGTTACATGGACTGGTTCTGGAACCAATCCAACAATGTACCTACAGAAAACGTACACATGGCGTGTCGTAACTCGTAAGTATGGGCAAGGATTTTCGGAAGGCGTAGCGTATTACGCAAAGAACAAGGTTAATCAACTTGACTTGCACTTCCGTGGAGATTCAACAGGCACTGATATATGTTGGGGCATTGCTGGAAGTTCTGGTGCTGTATTTGCTCAAGCAAATAAGTATTACAAGATAACAAACGAACAAGCACGTGCAATACGTGGTTTAAAAATGGACGCAGTAGATTACAACTGGGAGGTTAGATTGACTAACGATTTGTCTACTGTGCCGGGATATACGGCATCGTTTGTGCCGAAACGAGAGCAGTTAAAACTCTTTGGTGTTTCGTTGCACATGATTGAATCCGGAATACAGAGGCACAGATAATGCCAACGCCACCTGTAGTAAATACGCCTCCCCCTGCACCATCATCAACAGTTGGTGTAGAGGTTCGTCCTGTAATTCCGGCAGCAAGTACGGTTATCGTTGAACAGGACTTTAATACCTACAATGAACGACCTCGTGCTGTGCCTGCGGAAATTGCGTATATAAATGTAACAGCATCTACAACTTTGGAATATACTCCCATCATAGTAAGAGTAGATGCTTCCGCTGGAGCAGTTACAATTACGTTTCCGTTGTCTAGTTCGGCATACGGACGGCAAATATGGATTGTCAAAACTGATGCCACGGCTAACGCCGTATCTATGGCAGTTCAATCTGGTGATAACTTGTGGAGACCTGCAGCAATCACCACTATTACAGCGCAGTATGGATGCCAATCCTACCTGAGTACATTTGATGGTACTAATGCTGGTTGGCAATACGTAGGTGGAGGGTAGTCATGGCACGAATAAATTTTAGTAATCCATTTCGTAAAAAGCGCAAAACGACAGAAATGTATTATCCGACCGCAGCAAATCCTGACGGTACGTTTGATTACAATGCATACGCAAATTCGTTCTCATCTTCACCGGGAAGTAAAGCAATTGACCCTAACGCAATCATGGGGCAACTTGGTAAATTTGCTGAAGAGTACGGACCAAGCCTGCAATATATGCAAAAGAATCCCGGCACTCGTGGCATAGTCGAA